GAAGAGTAGTATAATTTCTTAAAGTTTTCTCCTCCTTTGTCTAAAGCATTTGATGTTGATCCCATCATACACTTACCTATAATTCTTGAACCTAAACGTAAACACGTTTTTGTTACTCGCCAGTTGTTTAAAATATTATCAGGTCTTTCCCACTTTCCACTTTCATCGTGTACTAGTAGCTTTAATTTTTCACCGTCATAAGAGTTGTCGCCTGTGTTCTTCCAGTCAATCGTTGTATCAAGACCCTCGAGTAACTCTTGGTCCTGCTTGTTTTGTATAGATTTCCTTGTTAATCTTGACGCTGGAATCCTGTAGGCCAATTCGGTCTTTGGGCGGTCCATACCGTCTTGTATCGGTTTGAAAAAGAACGGGTAGTTAACCGATATGGGTACGACTTTATCCGTGAACATTTTCTTCGCATCGGAGCCAGATTTGGACAATATCCCAAATCGTGCGTCGCTTGATATCGTTGCCATGTTGACTGTCTCTCCGGAAGCCATAAACGAAAAGCCTGAACGTCTGTTTTTGAGATAAGACATACCATAACATCTTCTGTCTGCTTTACAAGCTTCCCAGAATAAGTAGAATAATCTGTTAGCTTCCCTGAATTCGGGGTTGCCAACGTCAATCTTAGACCACTGCAAGTACATAAAGTGAGTGCCAGTAATGTAAGTAGCCACGCCCTTATTATTGAACCAATGGCCTTCTTCTCTGTGTTTGAATTGTTCATCTATATATGGTTCCCATTTGCTTTGAAATTCCTCAGGATATTCTCTCCATTCAAACACACTTTGTATTTGCTTTAACTCCTTAGGATATTCTTCTACAGTCCACTTATTAGTAGACTTGTTTATTTTAGAAGGTGTTTTTGGAAGTGCAATTTTTAATCCTTGTATTTCGTATATATCACCTATTTGACCAGTCTTACTTATAACTACAATGTCATTTTCCTTATTGTAACCGTATTCCCATTTTTTAGATTTGTTTAATCTAGAAATTGTAGTGAGCTTTACGGGTTCAACAATTTTATATAAAGTTTGCTCGTACATTATTTAGATCTTTTTTCAGCAAATCCACTAAATGACTTTTTAGCTACTTCTTCTTTAGGTTTATTATCGAGCATGTCTTGCTCTTCTTTTATTCTGTTTAATATTTCAAAAGCATCAAATATAGCTAGCTTTTTTGTAGCTGCGGCATTCTTTAATCTATCAGCTGATATATCATCATCTGAATCAACAATAGCTTCTTTAGCTACTTTAATTAACTCCTCAACCGCTCTGTGTCCAGCTTGGATTATATTCGACTTCGTTTCCTTGATATTCATATTTAATTGTAATTTGATTGGTTGGTACTCTATATAGTCTTTCTTTTTCAATGAAAAACTCATATTCCATACCCACTTTGAAAGAAACTAAAGATTCTTTCTCTATACTTCCGTCTGTGTATTTAACAACACCAAGCCCAGGTTTTTCAAAGTCTATAGAAAACATTTTGTCTTCTTTTATAGGCTTTATAAAACAAAACCCTTTTTCTGCTTTCCATTCATCACCTGACTTATAAGCATATATTTGATCTGGTTGAGCAAAGTATTTATCTTCTTCGAAATAGCTTTTGCTATTTTTTTCATTACCTCTAACGTCGTAAAACCTTCTAAACACGTTATGGTGTAATATAACTTCATCACCTTTTTTTATATTAGTATCTCCAAGTAATGGTTTTGACAAAACTATACCTTGTCTACTTACGTAATTATGGTTTTGAAGCTCCGTATTTAATAGTAGCTCCTTGCCTTCAATTGTTTTAGATGAAGTTGATCTATTTGTTTTTGGTTTTACTATAAAATTAAAAATTGATTTCATTAATACTGTAGATCATATTCAACTGCAATTGCCATGTTTTTATTGAAATCTTTCCAAGGCAATAATTCATTTCCTTTTTTTATATATATAGAATACTTATTTTCTTCTTCTATTATATTAGCTATAGTATGACCGCCATACACTTCCTGTCCAACAGAATAGTGCATAGCGTCATTCTTATAGTCTCTCCCAATACTAATTTTCCGTACTAGGCTCATTATCTAACTTCTTGTAAGATCCGTCGTTTATGTCTATAGTTATGTCTCCATAGATACTTCTCAGCTCTTCTTGATACTTTTGTAATTCTGCTTGAAGTGTACTAGCTCCATGAAGCACCTGGTGTTTTTCAATTTCTAACTCACCTATTTTTAACTGGTGTTGGTTGAAATTTTTAACTAAATCTTGTAATTTAACTAACTCTTCTTCTTTAATTGCTTTTACTTTTTCCATTTTATTAAATTTAATTGTTATTTATAAGTTTATTATTACGTGTAAATCTTATTATTTACTCTCCTATTGTCATTGTTACAGACGTAGGGTTTATTAAAGATTCTATTTGACTAGCAATACCAGCTTCAATAGATTCTACAGTTTCTTCTCCCATAGCTTCTTTTGTCCACTCCACAACTACTTCATTAGTTAAGTCTTCAAATGGTATAAAAGCGCCGCCTTCACTTAAAGGGACGATTTGAGTACCTATTGCATTAGATGAATAATCGCCATCAGTCCCTGTTACTATCCAGTGCACGTTATATACTACATCTGTTTGCCCCTCTTCTTGAGGATGCACATCTACTGTTTTGCAATTCCAATCGTAAATTATCATATTTATTTATTTTCTAATGTTTGTATTCTTTGTTCTAGTTGCTCTATTTTTGTGATTGACTCTTGTAATGCCGCTGTTAATAGTGGTACTATTTTACTTAAGTCTAAACCCTGCAGCTCATCGCTACCATCTTCTCTTACAGCATCTTTTTCGCCTGTTACAGCTTCAGGTATAACTTCAGCTACTTCATGGGCTAAGAAGCCATCTACTGTGTTTTCAGAACTTATGTAGTTAAACCTAATTGGCTTTAATTTTTTTATTCTACTAGAAGCTTCTGTTAAAGGTGTTTCGTTCTCTTTTAATCTATAATCAGAAGTTATGTTAAAAGCAGATGCGTAACAAGCTTGTCCTCCAAACGGACCCCCTATATAAAGCGAGGAAGAGGTTGTAAAACTACCATAAAAATCACTTAACAACGGGCTTCCATAAGAGTTTATAATTTGGAATCCATTTCCAGCTGTAGAAGCAACTCTACCTACTACGTGAAGTTTTTGCGAAGGACCAATCGTTCCAATACCCACGTTACCTGTGCTGTCAATACGTAATCTTTCAATGTTTTGAGTTCTAAATGCTATATTCGCTGCTTGAGTGGCATTAAAGTTGAAATTCCCTGTTCCTCTATGAATCATTTCAGTGCTAGTATTAGCACCGAGATTATTTCTAATTATTCTAAGACCATAATCGCTGTAAGTTGAATCTCCTACAAGATCAATATAAGCGTAACCGTTTGTAGTCCTGCCGTTACCAATTTGAATAAAGTTTGTTCCGTTATTGGCGTAACCAACATCTAATCCGTTACCTGTTATTCTAGTGCTGCCTGCTACCTCTAGTTTTGCGTTAGGACTAGTCGTTCCAATACCAACATTACCTGTGGTTTGATCAATAACCATTCTATATGTGCTACTACTATCGTCGTATACTATAAAAGCACCATTAACATCTGAACCTATAGTGGTATTATTACTAGAAGAGTTTAACGCTAAATAGCATCCACTTCCTGTTGTTTCTACTGTTAATAATCTGTTAGGACTATCTGTTCCGACACCGACGTAACCATCACCATCTATAACCATTTTTTGAGTAGCATTAGTCCAAAACTCCATATTGTTACCAGCCATTTCATATCTAATTCTACCTTTAGTTTGAACTGAGCCGTTACCAAACCAAAGCTCAGCTTCAGCAGCTCCTGTTATTGTAACAAAATTCCTATTGCTGACTGTGCTCTCGAATATAGCTGATGTTCCTAGCGCAGGCGTCCAAGTTCTTAATATGCCATTTGCTACGTGAAGTTTGGCTTGAGGACTAGTCGTTCCGATACCAACGTTGCCACCAAGCGGTTGAAGGTTTAGGCTGTATAAGGTGGTATCACCATCTGCTCTTTGACTTTGA